GCCGATCAGTGGGAAGTCGTGGAATTACCAGCTATATTTGATGACGGTAAACCGTGTTGGCCGGAATATTGGAGTTTGGAGGACCTGACTTCGGTAAAAGCGTCGATTCCGCCTAGCAAATGGAATGCACAGTACCAGCAGAACCCTACGGGTGAGGAAAACGCGATTATTCCACGCGAGTGGTGGAATAAATGGGAAAAAAAGGCGGTTCCTAACTTACAATTTGTGATCCAGAGTTACGATACGGCGTTTACCAAGCGCGAAACGTCGGATTTCTCGGCTATTACGACGTGGGGTGTGTTTTATCCTAACGAAACGGGGCAACCTAACCTGATTTTATTGGATAGTAAGAAGGGTCGATGGGACTTTCCAGAGCTAAAGGAGGTGGCTTTGGAGAATTATAAGTTCTGGGACCCCGACACCGTCATTGTTGAGGCGAAGGCGAGTGGTTTGCCCTTGACCCACGAGCTACGGAACATGGGCATACCGGTTGTAAACTTCACACCGAGTAAAGGTAACGATAAAGTTTCGAGGGTACATAGTGTTTCGCCGTTATTTGAGGCTGGAATGGTCTGGGCCCCCGACGAATTATTCGCGGACGAGTTGATTGAGGAGGTTGCGGCCTTTCCAAATGGCGAATACGACGACTTGGTGGACAGTATGACACAGGCCTTAATGCGTTATCGTCAAGGAAATTTTGTTCAATTACCGACGGATAGTTGGGAAAATGATGAAACTTCTGCTAGAGTAAGGGTATATTACTAATCTAGTATAATTGCGCTAATACTATCTAAGGGCTCGTTTATGGCACAGGCTAAAAAAGGTTTTGGAACGTTCATGGAAAATGCGGTTCCGTCTCAGATCGACATGGAGGACTTGGACGCTGAACTGGAGTTAGAGCTTCCCGGCTCACGGAACACGGTCCAGGCGATGATCGAAGCGGAAAATGTAGGCGAGATTGAGATAGAACAAGAAGAAGATGGCGGCGTTACGATAGATTTTGAGCCGATGGACGAGCGTGGCATGGAAGATGATTTTTATGCCAACTTAGCAGAAAACATTCCAGATCGAGAGTTGCGCCGGATTGCAGGAGAGTTGCTTGACGAGTTTGATGCAAACAAGGCTGGTCGTCAGGAATGGGAAGAGGCGTATGCGAATGGTCTAGAGCTTCTTGGATTTACGTATGAAGAGAGGACGCAACCTTTCCGTGGAGCGTCGGCCGTGACACATCCATTGTTAGCCGAGGCTGCTACGCAGTTTCAGGCGCAGGCGTTTAACGAATTATTACCGGCTTCTGGTCCTGTTCGGACTGTGGTCATGGGCAAAGAGACGCGAGAAAAGGTTAATCAGGCGCAGCGTGTAAAGCAGTTTATGAATTACTACGTCACGAATGTGATGGAGGATTACACGCCTGACATGGATCAGATGTTGTTTTATTTGCCGCTGGCGGGTTCTACGTTTAAGAAGACGTATTATGACGAGACGATGGGCCGTGCGGTATCCAAGTTTGTTCCTGCAGAGAATTTAGTGGTTCCGTATGAGACGGCGGATTTGGACACATGTCCTAATGTGACGCAGTCGTTTCGGATTAGTTTGAATGATTTAAGAAAGAAGCAGGTTGCAGGTTTTTATTTGGATATACCGGTTATTCCGGCGCAGTCTGCAATGGATGGTGTTTCTGAAGAGATAGATAAGATTGATGGAGTAGAGCCTTCGCAGATTGATTATGACTGTACGTTGCTCGAATGCCATGTTGATTTAGATTTAGAGGGATACGAAGAGGTTGATGACGAGGGGGAGCCTTTAGGCATTAAGGTTCCTTACGTTGTAACTATTTCACAGGATAATGGTCAGATTTTATCCATAAGACGTAACTATAGGGAAGATGACGAGAAGAAGCGGAAGATACAATATTTCACGCACTTCAAGTTTTTACCTGGTTTTGGTTTTTATGGTTTAGGTCTTATTCATACCATTGGCGGTTTGTCACGGACGGCTACTGCTGCGTTGAGGCAATTAATCGATGCGGGTACTCTGTCCAATCTGCCTGCGGGATTTAAAGCCCGTGGACTTCGTATCCGAGACGATGACGATCCACTCCAGCCCGGTGAATTTAGAGATGTGGACGCTCCGGGCGGTGCCATCCGTGACTCCCTCATGCCTTTACCGTTTAAGGGTCCTGATCCAACTTTGTTCCAGTTATTGGGATTTGTTGTTCAGGCGGGGCAAAGGTTTGCAACGATTACTGATTTAAAGGTTGGTGATGGTAATCAAAATGCAGCGGTAGGTACTACGATTGCGATGATGGAGCAAGGCTCTAGGGTGATGAGCGCGGTGCACAAGCGTTTGCATTACGCTATGCGTCAGGAGTTCAAGATCCTGTCTAGGGTGATGTCTGAAAGTTTACCGCAAGAATATCCATACTCTGTTGCCGGAGAAGAGTCAACTATCATGCGCGAAGATTTTGATGATAGAGTAGACGTGATTCCGGTAAGCAATCCGAATGCTTTTAGTCAGGCGCAACGCATAGTGTTGGCGCAAACCAAATTACAACTTGCGGGTGCTGCACCGGAATTACACAACATGCACGAGGTTTATCGTGACATGTATGAAGCTTTGGGTGTTACGGATGTAGATAGGATTATGAAATCGGTTCCTGATGAGGAGCCAGTACCTATTGACCCTGCTCAGGAAAATATAAATTCTTTGGAAATGCTTGAGCTTAAAGCTTTTGAAGGTCAGAATCATCAAGCGCACATTACGGCGCACTTGGTTTTTGGTTCAAGTCCAATGGTCGGGTCTTTGCCGCCGGTTGCGATGTCATTACAGAAACACGTTATGGAGCACGTAAAGATTGCGGCTCAAGAACAGGCCATAGTAGTCTATAGTCAACAGCGGCAACAAGCGCAGCAACAAGGTATGTCTATGGGTACTGAAGATGAAATGCTTCAAATGGAGCAATTAGTTGCACAGTACATTGCTGAGGGTATGCAACAAGTTAAAGATTTGTCTGGACAGCTATCTGGAGCAGGTCAGCCTGATCCGTTAGTCAAGCTGAAAGAAACTGAATTACAGCTCAAAGCTCAGGCGGAACAGAACGATGCTCAGTTAGATGCTCAGAAGCTTCAGTTAGATGCTCAAGCTCTTCAGGCTCGAAAAGATCAGTTCCAGCAACGGCTTCAATCACAAGAATCTCAAACTGCTGCTAGAATACAATCTGCTATGGAGCGTGAATTACTTAAACAAAGGTCACAGTAATGGAAAGTTTTATGGATTTTTGGCCGGTGATATCCGGTCTTATCGCTGTGGCTGCAATAGGTGTAGCTTTTAGAGCTGAAATTACAGTTAGGGTTAAAATATTAGAAGACAAAGTAAAAACTCTTTTTGATATGATTAATCGCATGAAATGAAAGATTTTGACCTACCAAAGGCGCTGGCTAGTCTAGTCCCAGTTTTGTTGGCGGCTATGTGGTGGGTCATTTCTAGTATTGGCGAAATACAAACTGACATCCAATTGATTCGCGCAAATCAAATGCAACTAATTAGTCCTAATGGTGAGATTGTTCCATCGCCGGGCAACGCATTTGCGCGTCAAGAACTTAAAGAGGAAATGCTAGAGCATATACACGATTTAAAAGTCAGAGTAAAGTTATTAGAGGAAAGAAGTAAATAATTATGTTTAGGAGACCAGCATGAAATCAAAAGTAAAGTTTATGGGTTCTGCCCCATCTAATCCACCAAAAGCAGTAGAGTATGCAGATATTAAAGACCAAGGTCGCATTCCTTACGGAAAAACTGCCGACGCGCCGATGGCTGGAGACACTGTAAAGCGTATGAAAATGCGTGGAACGGGCGCGGCTATAAAAGGTACAAAATTTAACGGATGTTAAAATGCCTTTAAAGAAAGGTAAGAGCGACAAAGTAGTTAGCGCTAATATTGAAAAGTTAATGGGGGAAGGCTATAAGCAAAAACAAGCTATTGCTATAGCTTTGTCTGAGGCTGGCCGTTCTACTCAAAAAAAACGTAAAAAAACATCCGCCTAATGGGAGGCTTTTATGGTTTTTAAAGCAATAGACAAAGTATGTGAAAAATTTCTGGGGGCCTTGTTATGGGTAGTTGAAACGGTTCAAGCCCTATTTGTGTGGTGTTATAGAAAAATTAAAAGTTTAGCTATATGGCTTTTACAAAAATTAGGTATTAACGTTTGTAAGTGTGATAAATAAGGAGATACTATGGCTCTACTTAGCGCACTTGTTGGCCCTGTTACAGGGCTTTTAGACAAGTTTATTGAAGATAAAGACCAAAAGGTAGCGTTAGCACATGAAATTTCGACGATGGCAGACAGGCATGCACAGGAGCTTGCCCTTGCCCAAGTGGAGGTTAACAAGGCGGAAGCCGCTAGTAGCTCGGTTTGGAAGGGTGGTTGGAGACCATTTGTGGGTTGGGTTTGCGGCACTGCCTTTGCTTATCATTTTGTTATCCAACCTTTGGCTATTTTTGGTCTCGCTGCCTATGGCATGGAAGTACCTGAGCTACCTAATTTCGACATGGGTCAATTAATGACAGTGCTTATGGGTATGTTAGGACTGGGTGGACTACGCAGTTTTGAAAAATTTAAAAGAGTAGCAAGTTAATGGCTAAGTTAACTCTTGGTGAACGTGCTCACAAATTACGTATTAAAAAGAAAACAAGCGACGGTAGCTCTCCGTTTTCTAGACCGCGTAATAAACATGACAAAAGAAATTTTAAAAAATATAGGGGTCAGGGTAGATGAGCTTTAAGCTTTCTGAAAGAAGTTTAAGCAGGTTAAAAGGTCTGGACCCTAAACTTATTGATGTAGTAAAAAAAGCCATAACCATAACAAAAATAGATTTTGGGGTTTCTGAAGGTTTAAGAACTTTAGAGCGTCAAAAAGAGTTGGTGGCTAAAGGTGCTAGTCAAACTTTACGAAGCAAACACATAGGCGGAAAAGCGGTTGATTTGGTAGCTTACATAGGAACAAGAGTTAGTTGGGAATTAAACTTATATGATGACATAGCGGATGCTATGCGTCAGGCGGCTAAAGAATTAAATGTTGAATTACGTTGGGGTGCAGCGTGGCATCGCAACCTAACTGATTCTGATATTACCGCTGAAGAACTAATGCATGAATATATAGATTTACGTCGTTCACAGAATAGAAGACCCTTTGTAGACGCTCCTCATTTCGAGCTGGCATAAAAAACTATCTTATCTTGTATAAGATATGATAAGATAATCTACGATTTTATTAGATAATATGCGAGGTGAGATGGATGAGATATATGTAGCGGAAGCAGTGTTTAGAATTATTCGTGATCGACGCGCTGGAATTGTAGATTTATTGCAATACGGCAACGTTAAATCAATGGAACAATATCGTGAACTTATGGGAAACATGGATTCCTTAAATCACGTAGAACAGGAACTCAAGGGCCTGCTAGAAAAACAGGAGCAATCTGATGACTGAAGAAGTAAAGCAAGAAGCAACGCCTAACTTGGCGGATGCTTACAGTGATAAACCCGTTTTAAATCCAGAATTAATAAACAAGTCGTTGTTGGAGCGCATGCCGCAACCAACCGGATGGCGCATATTAATTCTTCCTTATAAAGGCAAAGCTAAGACAGAAAGCGGTATTTTCTTACCGGACGAGGTTCAAGAGAAAAAACAAATATCTACGCAAGTAGGATATGTGTTGAAAGTCGGTCCTTTAGCTTACAGAGATCAAGAAAAATTTCCATCAGGCCCGTGGTGCCAAGAAAAACAATGGGTGATGTTTGCCCGTTATGCTGGTTCGCGGTTTCAAATAGACGGTGGAGAAGTAAGAGTTCTTAATGACGATGAGATTCTTGCAACAATACTTGATCCAGAAGACGTTCATCATTTATAAGGAGTAGATAATGGTTGAAAATGAAGAAAAAGAGTTTGAAGTAGAAGAGGAACCGAGTACTGAGGTTGAAGTTCCTGAACAAGAAGATGATTCAGTAGAAGCGTCGGATAATACCAATGATTCCGACGACCAGTTTAAGAAAGCGGAATCTGCGACACAAAAACGTATAGACCGCTTGACTAAAAAAATGCGGGAGGCTGAACGACGAGAGCAAGAAGCAATTAATTATGCTCGAAACGTACAGACAGAGGCCGAACAGTTAAAACAACGCATGAATAACTTAGACAGCAGTTATGTTTCTGAGTTTAGTACGCGAGTTACCGCTCAAATGGATCAAGCGGAAAATGAGTTAGCTCGTGCTATGGAGCTTGGAGACACAAAAGCTGCTGTCGAAGCACAACGCAAAATAACAGCTTTAGCCATTCAAGCG